TTTGCCCTGGTGGCGGCGATGGGCCATGCGGATGAAGTTCAGATGGGCCATGATCAAGAGGTGGTGGGCGGGATGAGCTGCTGCGGGTGCGACATCGAGATCGCAGGCAAGGACTTCAGGCATGTGGGCCAGCCCCTGACCACGCCCAAGCAGGTGTCGCTCGGCGCTGGCATGGCGGCCATGATGGTCCGAGCTTGTCCGGATATGTCTTCTGAGCTTCCAGCGGTGGCGATTCTGTATGCCCACGGCGAGGTCAACGTGCTGCTGGAGCCGGACTTCCCGCAGACGGCTACGGACGGCATGCGCCTCAAGGCAGAGACCGGAATCATGGACGATGAAAAGCTCATCGAGGTGTACGTGGTGATCAAGGAGCGCTTCAAGCGCGATGTGGCCACCGGAGATTTGGCACGGGACTACCGAGGTTGGTGGCACCACATAGACACGGAGTGAACATGGAAGAGGAATTGATCAAGGAGATCGCCGGAGCGGTCTTGGACCAGGTGCGCGCACAGAACGAACAGCAGTTCAAGGCGCTCAACGGGCAGCTCGGACAGCTCGCCAAGGGCATCGGAATGCTCATGTCCAAGCGCCAGGACTCCTACCACGAGATGGCCCAGCAGGTGTTCGTGGCATTCGTTCGGCGCGGCGATCCCACCAAGGCGTTGAATGCCAAGGTGCTTGCCAAGCAGGCGTATGACTTCGCTGACGCTCTTGCCCAGGAGGCCCAAGAGCGCAAGCCGGACGTGGCCGAGCTTGTTCAGACATCGCCCAAGCCCGGAGACCTGGAGGCCAGGCTGGATGAGATCCTGCGGAAGCGAACGGGATCAGGCATCGAGCCGCCTCCGTCTACCAAGGACCGCGACCCCGAGGATGACGAGCCAAGCACCGATTGAGCCCAAGCTCAAGCCCGTGGACTCCTGCGACACGTGGGACGGCTACCGGGGCGACCAGCGTCTGGCGTGGAAGCTGATGGCGCAGCGGGTCGAAATGTACGCCATACGCTGCCCGTGCGGCCAATGGTGGGGGTGGACTTGGAATCTGCCCCGAGCTTGCCGCGTTGCCGATCGGCTGGAAGCCAAGGGCTGCCCAAGATGCAAGGCCGCACGCAAGGCTGGCTAGCTCTCCGGAGGGGTTTGGGGCTAGGGTAGAGACGTGCCAGCCCTGTCCAAGGTGGAGCTTTCTGAGGCGATGATTTCGCTGTTTGAGGAGCTTTCCGAGGGCAACACGGACGCCTCCATCATGGACCTGATGGGCTGGAATGCGGACACCTTCCAGAACGTGAAACGGGCGATGCTGGAGGGCAAAGCTGAAGAGCTTCGCACCAAGCCCCGAGAGCACGTGTATGTCGAGTACCTGATTTCACAGTCGCGCAACATTCAGGATCTCAACGACCTGGTGGACACCCTCGACAAGAAACAGCAGTACAACGCCCTGGTGGGAGCCATCCGGCTACGGTCGGACATCCATGACAAGATCATCGCCAGGGGTCAGGAGTTCGGCGTCATCCGCAAGGAGGCCGAGACCAAGCGGATCATCGGCGGCTTGTTGGTCACAGACATGTCCTCATCGGAAATACGCACGGCCATCGGGACTCATCTGGGCGAGTTGAAGGGCATGATGGAGCGCTTCGGTGATGCAGATTTCGCGTCCATGCCCACGCCCAAGAAGCTGCACCACGGGGCGGCGGTGCCGGTTGTATCCACAGCGGTGGTCGTTGAAGACAAGCCCAAGCCGGAGGGCAAGGTGAAGGCCAAGACATCCAGACGCAGCGGTGGGCGCGTCAGATCCAGGGAGGCACGAGATGGCTGAAGGCGTCCTGATTGATGGCAAGTACCACGACCTGCGCCACCCCATCACGGGCTTCCACATCCCGGTGTTCGGCCTCGAGGACCACAAGATGGAGTTCAAGCCGGGTGATGGCCATAACAAGGAGCGCACCGAGGACATCACGCTGGGCGTGGTCCACTGGACCGGATCTGAGAATGCATTGGAGACCATGTTCAGGGTCCTCAACGGGCGCGATCTCGGGGTGGAGTACGCCATCAGCCCATACGGCTCCCTGTACCAGTTTTGCGACATGATGCGCGTGGACACGGCGGACGCGGGCGCAGCCAACAAGATCAGCTGGGGCGTGGAAGTGGTCAACGCGGGTATCCGCCGAATGAACACCCTGTGGCGTGAGCCTCGCTACCGCAAAATCAAGATGGGGCCACGGCACGCCTATGACACCCGCATCCACGACCGCAAGGTGCGGTGCTGGGACTTTTATCCGGCGCAGACCGCAACGCTGTGCGCCCTCAACAAGCTCATCGCAGACGTGGTGCCGAGCTACGGCCCGGCCGTGAGCACGCAGGATGGCGTCATTGACTTCAAGAGCTTCGTGGGCGCTGTCGGCCACCTCAACGTCAGCCGGGGCAAGATTGATCCAGGCACTCTCCCGATGGAGAACCTGGATCACTTCATGCGGACAGGCGAGCTTCCCAGCCTGGTGCGCGAAGCCGCCTAGTCGGTGTACATGCTCCGGGTCCACTTCTTGGTGGTGGGCGGCTCGGGGTCGGCGGAGGCGCTGCGTAGGAGGGCATCGGCGCGGGAGCGTTCGCACCCACCGTTGCGGCAGAAGGCCCAAGGGTCGGACTTCTTGACGGCGGCACCCTTGGTGGGGCTCTTGTACAGCGCCTTGCCGCAGCACTCGCACTTGGGGTGCTTCGGGTGGCTGCCCTTGCGGGGCTCCGGCGCGGGCTTGGCCTCCGTGATGAAGTCATGACCGGCTTCGATGAACGCCTGCTTGTCGGCCTTGGTGGTCTTGGCCTTCTTACGGGCCGGATCTGTCTTGCGGTCATTGGCGGGGCCAAACTTGGCATTGGCAGATTTGAGCGCCTTGACGCCCTTTTCAGTGAGACCGATCGTGTAGTGCATGTCCCCGGTTGGGTCGGTGAGATCGTATTCGTTGACAACGGCAAGCCCCTTCTTTACGAGGCTGGAAGCGATGCCACCGGCGCTGTCCCCGAAGTCACCGTTGGTCGCCGGGCTGAAGGACCAGACATCGTGCATCGCGTCCTTGGGATCGTCGCTGTCGAGGTTGTTGTCGCCATATTCGCTGTTAGCAATCTCGTGTAGGTAGCGGTGCTCAAGGATGGTGAGGGTGGTCATGGGATTCTCCTGGTTGATCTCTTCCACTCTTCAAACATACGTGATATTGCTTCCATAGTCGAGAACAAGTGGCAACTTTTTTTGATTATTTTCTGTGAAGGGGGAATCTTGGGGAATTCAGAGTTCCTGCAAAGTTCCGGGTTGCAGCTCGGCCATGGGCTAGGAATGAATGCGCAATGCGGTTATCCTGTTGGCTAATCAGAGCCGACCAGCGAAAGCAGGTTGCCACCTTTACTCAGTGGCGGTAACTGTCAAGCGGCTCAATCGCTCAAGGAGGGTGACATGGGTAGCGGAGTTCAACGGATGGTTCAGGGTGCCTTCACCAGTGACGGCAACCTCAAGACGGTATCCACGGTGGGGTTTCGGCCTCGCAAGGTGGAGCTGATCAACGAAGGCGGCCTGGTGACGGGCGAGTGGGTGGAGGGGATGGCTGACGACTCCGTGTCCAAGCGCATCACCTCCGGCACGATGACGGTGCCCACCAGCGGCGGTGTGATCCCGCTGTCCAACGGTTTCAGTCTCGGCGCGGATGCCGACCTGAACGCCAGCGGAGAGCTGGTGCGTTGGTCCGCACACGAGTAGGCCAAGCCAGGCAAAACGGGTTGGGACAGACCCCGCACCGGGCTTCATCTCGGTGCGGGGTTGAAGCGTCAGGAGAGCCGAGATGACCGCATCCACAACAGTTGCGCCAGACTCCAAGCTGTACCGTACGGTGTCGGATGCCGTGGACGTGGTCACCGCTGCCGCCGACACGTTCCTGGCAGACGTCAAGAACGGGCTCAACTGCGGCCACTTCAACAAGCTCAACATCGAGATCATCCCGGATCCGGACAACGCCGGAGCCAATCCTGTTGTCCAGGTGTATTTTTGGAGCGAGACGGCTGGCCGGTTCTTGGAGGTGTCGCCGACTCCATTGGCCATCGCAGCCCAAGGGGCCAACGTGCCTCACACGTTCACCATTGATTGTCTCGGGCGGATCCTCGCCATCGCAGTCACGGGCGGCATCGGGGCTGGCGAAAAGGTGTTCATCGCCACCAGCGGTTACGAGATCGATCACACGCTGTAGTGGCGAAGTCCGCTGTAGCTGAAGTCCTTCCATTCCTGCCCAAGGGCGCTCTCAAGACGGCCGAGCGCTCACAGCTGATCGACTACTACGCCCACTGTCGGGAGATGGGCAACGACTGGCTGCGCAAGCAGATCATCGAGCGCAACCGGATTGACATCCTGGCGATAGCCATCCTGGGATACCAGGTAGAGCCGTTCCATTTGGCGCTCCTGCTGTACCAGTTCCACCACCCGGTAAGTCTTCAGCTCGTGTTCCGTGGCGCGGGCAAGACGACCATGTGCACGATCGTCAAGGCGATCCACCTGCTGCTCAAGAATGCCAACCTGCGCATCCTGATCGCCTCCAAAACGACACAGAATTCAGAAGGCTTCCTGAAGGAAATCAAGGGCCACTTTGAGTCAAACGACAAGTTGGCAGAGGTATTCGGGCCGTACTACGATGCCCGCAAAGTCACCAAGTGGGACAACCGCGAAATCGAGGTGTTGCCCAGGACATCCCTTGACAAGGAGGCGTCCATCACGTGCGTGGGCGTTGAGGGCACGGTCGTGTCCAAGCACTATGACGTGATCCTGTCAGACGACCTGGTGGATGAGGACAACAGCCGCACCCAGTACATGCGGAACAAGACGCGTGATTGGTACTACTCCACTCTGGATCCAACGCTGGAGCCTCCGGACCCGGAGGTGGAGCACCGGGGTGAGCACCACCACCAGGGCACCCGCTATCACTACGGGGATTTGTACGGCCACCTCATCGAGAATGAGCTGAAAGAGCACCACCAGATCATCCCGGCTCTGAACGAAGAGGGCCGGAGCCCGTGGCCCAAGAAGTACCCCGCCAAGTGGTTTGGTGAGAAGCTACGCAAGAGTGGCCTGATCATCTTCAACGCCCAGTACCAGTGCGACACGGAGGCGATGAAGGGCGAGATCTTCCAGTATGACGATTGCCAGCAGCTGGATCCAGAGGAGTATCCGGCCACCTCCGGTCTGCGTGTTTTCATGGGTGTGGACTTGGCCATCTCTGAGAAGGATTCGGCGGACAAGTTTGCCATGGTGGTGATCGGGGTCACGTCCGATCGCAGCGGCTACTATGTGCTGGACTACTTTGAGAGCCAGCTGCGATTCGCGGCCCAGACCGCCAAGATCATTGAATACTACAAGCGCTGGCACCCCATCCGGTGCATGGTCGAAACCAACCAGTATCAGGCGGCGCAGTACCAGACCCTGAAGGACACGGACCCGGACATGCGGGTGATTGCAAAGGACACGGACAAGGACAAGATCACCCGCGCCTGGAAGCTGTCGCCCATGTTTGAAGACAAGCGGGTGTTCTTCAAGAAGGGAGCGCACAACCTGCTCATCGAGCACATGGTGCTATTCCCCAATCATCGCTACAAGGATTTATTTGACGCGTTTGATTTGGCTGTCAAAGCGAGTAAGCTCAAGAGGCGGCGCAAGCGCCGAGAGCCCGGAGTGATCTGATGGCCGAGACGCAAGCAAGAGTCCGGAAGCCTCGCAAGGCCGTGTCGGCAGAGGTGGTGGACATCACAAAGCGTGGACAAGAGTCCAACGATGCCACCAAGCGGGCTCTGGGCGGTGTGCGTGCGCGCACGGTCGGCGTGACCAAGCAGATCGCTACGACAGGAGCCGCGCCCGGTCAGAGCCAGGTGACAGGCGAGGATCCGTTCACCAGCTTCGCACAGCGCGGACTCGTGATCGAGTCCCCATTTGACATGCTCACACTCGCAATGCTCCCTGAGCAGAACAGCGAGTTGACGCAGACCATCGAAGCGATGACGACCAACATCGAGGGCACCGGCCATCGATTCATTTCGCGAGTCAACGCCCTTGGCAAGACCACTCCTGACGACATCAAGAAAAAGGTTCGCCAGGAGCACGTGAAGCTCCAGAATTTTTTCATGTACGCCACCCGCGAGAGCTTCGTGGAATTCAGGATGAAGCTACGGCGCGACTTGGAGAGCACTGGCAATTGCTACTATGAGGTCATCCGAGATGTCAAGGGCCACGTTCAGGCCTTTCAGCACATGCCTTCTTACCAGGTGCGACTCGGCCGGATGGAGGATGAGCCCATCTTGTACGATCGGGACATCCTGGAGCTTCAGGAGGATGGCTCTGTAAAGGTCGCCAAGGTCCCAGAGTGGAGACGTTTTCGGCGATTCGTGCAATCACGGTTTGTGTCTTCCAGGGGCTTGAACACGACGGTCCAGGGGCACAAGGTGCGTTGGTTCAAGGAGTTTGGCGACCCACGCCACTATGACTCGGCGACCGGCAATGTGATCAGCGAAGAGGACCTGGACAACTTCAAGCCTGAGAAACGCGCCAACGAGATCGTGCGCATGGAGCTGTACTCCCCCAGGAGCCCATACGGCCTGCCGCGATTCATTGGAAATCTGCTGTCCATCTTCGGGGATCGGGCTGCCGAAGAGATCAACTATGTCACGTTCAGAAACAACAACATCCCGTCGATGGTGGTGTTGGTTTCCAACGGCCAGCTGACTGAGGGCTCCATCGGGCGCATTGAGAGCTTCGTGGAGTCGGCCATCCAGGGCTCGGACAATTACAGCAAATTCCTGATCATCGAGGGTGAGCCCACGGCCGAAGAGGGCGAGGATGGTGGCCAGGTCAAGGTGGAGATTCAGCCGCTGGTCAACAACCAGATCAAGGATGCGCTGTTCCAGAATTACTCGGGCAACAACCAGGACAAGATCAGGCGGTGCTACAGGCTGCCTCCCATCTTCGTGGGACGCTCAGACGACTACACCCGCGCCACGGCGGAGTCCAGCCGCAAGCTCGCGGATGAGCAGATCTTCGCACCCGAGCGCATGCGCTTCGATGACATGATGAATCGGGTGCTGTTCCCGGCCATGGGCATCATCTTTCATCAGTACAAATCCAACACGCCCAACACCACCGACAACACCCAGTTGGTCAAGATTCTCGCCAGCGCCGAAAAGACAGGCGGTGTCACCCCGCGTATCGCCAAGCTCATCTTGGAAGACATCATGGGCATGGAGCTTCCGGATCCTGATGAGAGCTTCCCGTTGGATGTGCCGTTCAGCTTGACCATGGCGGAGGCAGTAAAGAATCAAGCAGAGGCGTCTGAGCCGGGCCAACAGGTGACGGCTTTGAAGGCTCTTGGATTCTTGACCGATGATGACGGCGATTTGGACGATGAAGCAACAGCGGACGCGGCGGAGCGGCTATTGTTCTTGAACAAGCGCGTGGAAAAGCTGTGGCGTGAGCGGGTGGCTCTGTCGGAGGACTAGATGGCCTCCAGTGCTGCGGCACTCGACATACACTGCGCTGCGTGTTCGGCCGAGATAGACCTGCTGGCAGAGCTGGTTGGCTACTCAGACAAGCTCGTGGCCAAGGCGCTGGCGGTCTCGGAGATCGCTCAGATTGCCAGGCTGGAGCTGCGCACACGCGAGCTACTTGAGGCCAAGTGGCGCATACGTGCCGAGGCTGCCACAGCTCGTGGCATTGCCCTGACAAGACAAGGCTCCACGGCCGCAGGAATAATGGCAGGGATTGACAGCCTGCTGGACAAGTGGGCCACAGACGTTGCCCAACCCTACGCCAACTCCATCGAGGACATATACAAGCTGGCGAGGGAGGCCGGGCACAAGAAGGGCACGCAGCAAACCACGGCCTCATTGCAGTACACTTCTGCCCAGATGGACAAGCTGGACCAGAAGGTGGAGCCAGTTCAGAAGGCCGTGGACCCCGATGCGTTTGCGCTTACGGCTTCATTTGACTTGATGGATGAAGAGGCGATCGCAGCCCTCACCGATGACCAGATGGTCTGGGTGGGAACGCACTACCGCAGAAACGTCCGTGACTCCATCCGGCGTGAAGTGTCCAACAACCTCAAGCTCGGCGGGAGTCGATTGGATGCAGCCAAGCGTCTGGAGACATCGCTGGCCAAGAAGATGGTGTCAATGCCCCACGGCTTCCAGGGCACGCAGCGGCAATACTATGAGGGCTTGGCCGCCAACATGGCCACCACCGCACGAGTCCGAGGG